TCGTCTCCTGGCTGATCTTCTCCGCCTTCATGCCCTCGCGCAGGATCAGCGGGCGGCTCGCGCCGTCCGCGGTCGCGTGCATGGTCATCCAGGCGTCGCGGATCGCCTGCACCGTCTGGTCGCTCATCGCGCCCGGATGGCTGATCGCGATCTTGCCCATGCTGCCCGTCTTGACGAGCGCAGCGTGCGCCCCGTCCTCGTCGGCCGCGAGCTGCATGGCGTGCCGCGCCATCTCGAGCGGCGAGCGGAACCAACACGGGTTGAGGTGATCCGGGTAGCAGCCGACGTGCAGGATCTGGTCCTGATTCAGCACCGTGCTGCCGATGCGGTAGATCACGCCGTCATCGGTCACCTCGCCGGACATGGCGTCGGCGGGGATCGGCTGCAGCTCGGCGATCGCGCCGTCGGACGAGCGGCGGATCAGCGCGAGGCCGTTGCCGTGCGTCAGGGCGACCGAGGTCGTGTAGCGACGGAACTCGTAGCCCGACTGCCACCGGCTGGCCTCACGGTTCATCAGCATCGAAACCGGGTGGTCCGGGATCGTCTGTCCGTCGCTGTCGAGAACCGAAATCGGGAGCCGGGCAATGTCCGCGCTGATCAGCTGCGTAGCGCGGACAACGGCGGGGATGGCGTCCACCGGCGCCGACACAATGGGCTCCGGTCGCGTGTAGATGGCTACACCCGACTTGAAACCAAAGAACCGAGCGAACATTGCCCGAAGCTCCATGCACGGATGGAACCGAAACGCCCGAATCCGTCTACTGCGATTTTTGGAATCCCGGTCTATCCAATGGGACACGCGCTCGCGCTGACGCCCGTGACCTCCCGGACGCCGTTGTGCTCCATGAGCAGCGCCGCCATGTTCCCGGCGACCACCGCGTCGGTGTTGCCGTTGCTTCGCCCCTTGACCGGGCGGATGTTGCCGACGTTGTCTTTCACCAGCCGCACCGCCTGGAGCGCCGAGGACAGCACCGGATCCGGCTCGTAGAACAGCTGCCGCGACTTCAGGAGGTCGCCCCAGAGCTTCCACGCCGGGGCCATCGTCCGGATCGACTGATCGATCGGGACGATCGGCCATCCGCGATCCGCCCACCGCCTGATGTCCCGTGCCTGGGACGGGTTCTGGTCTACGCCGACCTTCCGCACGTCGTAGCGGGCCATGATCACCTCGAGCTCGGCCTCGATGATCGCCATGTCGTGCCACTCGCCCGGCATCCGGCGCAGATGCCCCTGTTCGCACCACTTCGACAGCGGGCACTTCGACCGCTTGGCGTCGGCTTCGATGTCCAGCCCCGCCCACCAAGACACGTTCCGGGCGCGGATCCGCCCGCCGTCTACGACCATCACGCACAGGGTCGTGAGGTCGAGCTGGGTGCCGTACCCGCCGCGGCTCAAATCAATGGCGACCACCGCCGGGGATCCCCGTAGCCGATCCCAGTCGCAAGCCTCCGACTGCCGCTCCAGGACCGAGAGGTCCACGTCGGTGGTCGCCAGTTCGTGATAGCGGCACGCCAGCTGCGTCTCGAACTCCGCAATCTGGACGGGATCGCCGCTTTCTAGCATCGTTCGCGCCGCCATCTCGAGCTGCGTCGGGTCGATGATCGTCCCGAGCCCGGGGTGCGCTTTGATCCATGTCGCCGGGTCCGATGCCTGATCGTCGGCGTCCAAGCCGTACAGCATCGGCCACCAGCCGGCTGGATACGGCTGTCCGGACGCGATCGCCCGCTCGAGCGCGTCCCAGTAGCCCCAGATAGGGCGAGTCTTCATCTCCGGATCGGGCGTCGTGGCGTGCAGCGCCTGGCTGCTCGGGAACTTGGCAAGCCCGGTCAGCAGCCGCCCGAACGCCTTTTCCATGCGTGCCGTCTCGTCGGACACCACCGTCCGCACCGTCAGGCCGTCGAGCGCCTTGTCGGTGCACGGAAGCGACGTGTACCGGTTGCCGCCGTGCGTCACCTTGCCGGGGTGCGCCGGGGTGCTGCCGCCCGTCGCGTGCCATTCCTCGTCGCCGAGCGTCTCGGCCATCACCCGCATCCGCTCGAACGTCTTCTGCGCCAGGCGCCCGTCCGGTGCGACGCTCGCGAACTCGAGCCGCGTCGTTGGGTCGCTCATCGCCGCCATGATCAGGCTCGCGGCGAACTCCGTCTTGCCGTTCCCGCGCCCGACGGCGAGCAGAAGGTTCTTCGTCGCCGGGGTGTCGGTCTTCCGCCCGTCCACGATGCGACGCCTGGCGAGCAGCAGCATCGCCACCATGCATTGCCAGGGCATCCACACGAGCGGGGTGCCGGCGCCGGCCTCGGCGCCCTGCCCGCACCGCAGCGCAAACACGCGGGCCGCGTCCGCTCGAGCATCGTCCCACCACACGCCGTGCTTCGCCGGCGCACGCCGCTCCTCGAGGTACCGGCGACAGGCGTCCGTGATCCTTGCATTCGCGACGATGCTGCCATCCACCACCGACTTCGCGTAGGCGTCGGCCTGGGCGGCGCAGTCAACCGGCTTGGGCTTGCGGGATCGCTTCGCCATGTGCGTCAGTTTTGGAGGTCCCCAAAGCGCGGTGCCCCAAGCACTTGCACCCCCTCGGGGTCAAGGGGGGGACCCGTTTCAAGATCGCTTGAAATCACGGCCTGCCCTCTCCGCAGCTTCTCGGGCTGTCTTTGCTGCATGGCATGCCTTGCACAGGCTCTGCAAGTTGGACCACGCATTCGTGCCACCTCTATGCAGCGGAACGATGTGATCCGTCTCTAACTCATGGATCGCACCACAGTTAGCGCATTGGATATGCACCTGTTTGTGATGCCTTGCCGTGCGCGTCCATGATCCGCCTCGAGACTTGCCAACAGTCAACGGCTGGAACGGCGTTCCGAGATCGGCCTGGTACTTGAAGCGCGTTAGACGAGCCACGGTCCAACCCCTTCCCATAGGCGATCGTCATCCTCGTAACGCCACACCAGCAGCCACGGGCTGTTGTTCTGTCGGCACAGCACCACCGGCGTGCGCTGCCCTGCCGCATCTGTCACGGCTTGCTTCATCCACCGAGCGGCAAGTCCGCACCGAGGCGCCATGTCGGGAAGCACGATGCGCCTGGACACTTGCTTCGCGTTGCACAGCGTTGCAAAGTAGAAACCGTCCGCCGACAGGCACAGCGGAAGGCGCTTCGCTCGTTTCGTCCACCAGGTCAGCCCTGACGCATAGTGCTTCACCTCGACATGGAGGCCGATGTCCTGGCTCGGCATGACATCGGCAGAGAACTTGCCCGACACTTGCGCCGTGCGCTGCCACTTCACGTCGAACACCAGTTCGAGCGCACGGCACGCCTCGAGCTCGGCTCGCTTGCCCTTGGTACGGCTCTGGATCATCGCCTGTCCTCCACGATGCTGTGCTGTCCGTCCCTGACGATTACGCCGCCGCCCCGTTCGCGCATCCGGTGATAGAAGTCGGTGTCCGAGCCGCCACCGGCGCGACCGATGCGGTAGCGGAGGTCGTTCATCTCGTCCTGGACGGCCCAATAGACCGTCCATCGCTGCCTGATTAGGTCGTGGGCTGCGTCGATCTCCGCTCGGACCGCTGCTTGCCGCGCCTTCGCCATCTCGAGCTCCTTGCGAAGCCGTGGGATCAAATCCCCCGCGCCCGGAATTCCGGGACCGGACGCGGGGGCCGGAGCGACGTGCTCCTGGTGTTCATCGCCGGGGTCGGTCATGCTGCCACCCCCCTGATCTTGTGCAGCACGACGGCCCGAACGTCGCGGGCGCCCTCGAGGCTGTTCACGATGCGCTGGAGCGTGTCGTAGGGCGCGTTACCGGTACGAGCCCAGTTCAGGCACAGGAGCCGCCACGCCGGCGGTATGTCCTCCCTCGCGAGGCCGTGCTGCTCCATGACCCGCGAGCAGACCCGGCGCTGTGCGTCGATGTCGGCTCGAGGATCGCGGGCTCGGATCCTCTGGACCAGCTCATCGAAACCTTCCCGCCCCCCCGCTGCGGCGTCAGCCGCGCCTTGGTTAGGTTGGCTAGTTCCTTGGCTAGTTAGAATCCCTAGGCACGGTTTGCCGCATTGCGCTGCATCTCCTGCCGCATTGATAGGCACGGTTTGCCGCATTACCCCTGCACCGTTTGCCGCATTGACCCCGTCGAACCGCACCGAGTAGTCGAGGCTCTTGGCCCCGCGCTGGGTGGTCGTGATCAGCCCCTTCCGCCGCAGGGACGCGACGATGGTGCGGATGGTGCGGACGCAGAAGCCCGTCTTCAGGGCCAGCGTCCCCTGGCTCGGGTGGACGCGGGTGCCGTAGTCGATCAGCGCGAGGAGCACGAGCTTCTCCTCGGGCGTGACCGAGTCGCCCAGGCGCCAAACGTCGCTCGGGACGTTCTTACCCATGATCGACCTCCATGTCGATGAGGTCGGCGACGATGTGGCCGTCCTTGTACGGCTTGAGCTTGACCATCACCATCCGGCCAGCCATGTCCGCGAGCGGCTCGAACGAGGTGTAGTCAACGTCATCGCGACCGTCGTGCCCCTCGAGCGTCACGACCCAGTACGGCTTGCCGGCCTTGCTCACCTTCTGCTCGACGCCCGCACAAACGCCGCGAACCTCGCGTAGGGCGCCGGAGTCGCCTTTAGGCGCGTCCGCGCCTTTGGATGGAGCCGGGAGCCTCTTGATCGGCGCGGGCGCCTCCTGACGGCTCTCCGCGGCTTCCTGCGGCATCTCCTCGGCGAACGATCCCTCGGCACCGAGCAGCGCGGTCGCCCAGCCCATCACGCCCTTCAATGCGCGGCCCGTCGCCCGAGTCTGCGCCATCATCTGCCGTGCAAACTGGGGACGGTTGCACCACGGCTTCTCGTCATCGAACACGCAGCCCATGCCGCGCCCGACGATCTTGCCGTCGGCCATCACGGTGGCGATTGCCTCCCAGTAGCCGGCGATTCCGTCATCGCCAGCCGGTACGTGGCGCATCGACTCAATGGCGGTCGTGTAGCCCATCGCCGTGCCGATTGCCTGGGCTCCCTGCACCATCAGATAGCCGCGCCCTTGGACGCGGACGATGAAGTTGTCCTGGACGAGCTTGGCGACGGACGCGACCACCGCCTGGTTCTGACGCACGCGGTCCTGCGGAGAGAGGAGGTCACCCATGGCGCACCTCCAGCTGCTTCGCTGCGGCCTTCTCGGCCTGGCGTGCGTCCTCGATCCACTTCTCAAGCTGCCCGCGGATGCTGCGGTGCTGCTTCTGTCCCTCAACCGCCGCCGCCCGGTAAAGCTCCGAGCTGATCCGAATCTGGATCGTGGCGCTGTCCTTGATCTCTCGCATATCGCTGCCTTTCATGGCAGCGGTGCGTGGTCAGTAACCGGTCCCTGCTATGGCTGTTCTGTTAAACGAGAACAAGGGACCTTCCAGCCGCTGACACAGATGCACGCACCGCTACGGGTGCATCTTATCGACGATCGCGCGTAATTGCTTCAATTTTGCTTCGCGAAGGTGCGATCGCTTCTTTCGTTCACGAGCGGCTCGTAACCGTTGCATCGCAAAGCACTTATGGGTGCCCACTTTGGTGCGCCAATCCCACCCGGCGTCTGGGTCGCACGACAAATCCCACATTTCCCGGGGCCAAAAGTCCCGGCGAACCAGCCACCACACCCCGCGGCTTTCGTCCATGCGCCGGAGGGATGCTCGCACCGATGCATCCATCCCCATATTGTACCAGTATGCCTCAACCCGACAAGGAACTAGCAATCTTGCTCCTCATCGTGTGGATTCTTGGACCCCTGTTTGGGGCCGGAATCAGCCTGGCGGTGCTGTGGTGGCTGATCAAGAGCGCCGTTTACCACGGCGTCGTTCGAGCCATCCGAGACACGCGGTAATCGTCCGGCGCAGCCAGCGGGGCGTGGCGGCGTTCAACGCCTCCTTGCGCTTCAGGCACCCGCCGCATGGTTTGATCCCGACCGCCTTTGTCCCCTGCTCAATGACGGTTCCGAGTCCGGGTTGAGACTGGTTGAACCGCGATTCGGCGCACTTTCCAAGAACGGGTTCGCCGTCCCTGATTTCAAAGCACCTCGTGCGGTTCTCGCCGTTCCAACGGTATCGAACCGTCACGACAGGCGCATGAGGGTGATGTATGTCGGGGGTTTCCATGTCGATGAGGCGTTGATAGGAGTCAGGCCGTCCGCGCTGCAATGGGTGTCGTTCAGCTCCGGACAAAGGATTGCGTTCAGGGTCGGGGACGGCCCGTATGTCCGCGCTCCCTGGCTGTAGTGGTTGCAGTACACCAACGCATACGAGCCCTCGGCAAACCGTTGATTTGGTCGCGGTCGCCGAGCGTAGACGCAACTCCAGTAGTAGCGGACAGTCCATGTACCCGTAGTACGTGGACAGCCGGGGTCTGCGAGGAATACGGGATACTGGAACGAATCCTCGTAGTAGTAATTCACCTTGATCAACGTGCGAACGTCAGGGTGTCCTACCGGTGCCGCCTCCCATTGCGGGAAGTTGCAACCGTTCCATTTCATGCACGATTGCACCCATTCGATCTGCACCCATTGATCGTAAGTGTTGGCAATGATGCAAGTCGATGGGATGCCGTCCGGAACGAACGTACCGCAGCAGTTTTGGTTCTGATTCGTCCCGCCGCCCAACGGCCCCTTCCATGTCAGTTCCGCGGATCCCGCGCTGATCAGTCCGTCCGTTTCAACGAGGGCTTCGCAGACATCGTCCTCTTCGCAGTCCGGCAACTGGGCAGGGTCAGGCCATCCGACCGCCTTGCGCGAATGCATCACGCGACCGCACGGACCCTTCTCGCAGTCATAGGCATAAAACGGACCTGTCGCGTAGGCACCTGACCCTGCCTTGTCGCCAATGATCCCCGTCGCCTCAACGTAGACGGACCACGAGGGATAGACCGACTCCGGGACCGTTGGACACGGTTGACACGGAATCGGACTCGGTGGCGGCTCCTCGAGGCAGCAGCACCGGCGCTGGCTCACTTGGCGTTCTTCCGGCACCACCAGAAGCCGATCCACGCACCAGCGGCAAGGATGGCGGTGATCAGGATGAGCGTCGAGGCGAAGTTACTTTCGGCGAGCATGGGCGACCTTTCGGGGATGCTTGGTGCGGAACGTCGCGCCGAGCGAGCAGCCGGCGGCGAAGGCGGCGGTGACGGTCACGATGATCCAGAGGATCAGGGTCTGGTCTTGGTTCATGTGCGGCTCACTTTTTGAGTCGGTAGACAATGGCAGCGACCGCCGCGAGGCCGACGGCCGCCGAGATGAACTGCATGGTCACCCACACCGGGCTCTCGTCATCGGAGACATAGGCGACGCTCTGGTGAACGGCTGCCGCGCTCTGCTCGATCTCCGCCAGCTCGAGCTGCGCCGCCTCGAGGTGGCCTCGAGCGCGAACGGCAGACGCGCGGACATCGTTCGCCTCGCGAGCGATGGTCGCGGTCGCCGAAGCGCAGCCGGTGAGGAGGAGGACAGCGGCGACGCGCTTCAATCGAAGAACCTCCGGTACGGCACGGTCGGCAACGGATCGACCAGGGGAAGCTCGTCAAGCTGCGCGGCGGACAGCGGCTCGGCCACGCGGAGGTTCGCGTGGTAGCGGTTGTCGCCTGGACGCAGGATCACGCCTTCCTCGTCCACGACCGCCGGGATCGGCCCGATGCGGTCAAGCGTAACACCCATCACCGGCAGCACGGTGATGTCGTGTTGCTCGGCAAGCCCTGCGGCTATGAGAGCATCGTCCAGGTCGGATTCGGTGGTTGAGCGGAGTAGGTAGTCCATATCAGAGGGTCGTAATTGCTTGAAGGGTTGCGTTGGCAAGGTTGGTTGGCCACACCTTCACCTGCCGAACCCAGCCATACGGTCGCAGCGATGGTGACGCATCAATGTAAAACTTCAGCGCGTTGATTCCGCTGAGTGTTCCCGCCGCTTGTGCCGGATTGCTGACGGTTCCGCCGTTTCGACAAGCAGCCGTGTTGCTTGTTCCCGGAGCAAACGCGATTGCCGTCTTGAATCGCTGCGATGCACCAGTTGGAGACACCGTAATAGCGCTGACTCCATCCACAATTACCCCATCCCGACGCAAAGACACGCGATTGGAGGATGTTTGGCTTCCCAAGCCGTTTCCAAGTTCGATTCCACCGTTTGTATTTGACAATGCGGAGTGCGTGATGTCTGCAAACAGCGTTCCAGTCTGCGTGGATGCGCTGTACCAAGACGAGAAGTTTGTCCCGTCCATATAGCAGGTATCCTCTGCCCTGTTCCCCGTGCTTGCCGCGGTCGGGATGTACGAACTGCTGCCAGCCCCGGCCTCTAACTGCGCGCCCCAAATCGACGTTCCGGCCCCGATCGCGACGCGGAACCCGACGCGCTGGTTTGCGTTGGTCGCGGTCGCCGTGTAGCGCACCCAGTTCGCGGTAATGGTCACGGCAATCCACGTACTGCCGTTGTCGAGCGTGTATTCGACCGTGCCGCCGCCGGTGCGCCTTGCCCAGAACGAGAATGTCCGGTTCGCGCTCGTCCCGACCGCCGCGGTTTGAATCACCGTACCGGCTGTGCCAATGGCGACGAAGTTAACCGCAGCATTGGCTGTACCGTCCGGAGCCGTGTCGTTTCCACGGCTGATGCTTGCGGAGTCAGCCCAGTACGGCTCGGTGGCGACCGCGGTCAGCCGGAGCGTTTCGCTGTGGTAGACGAGATTCGTCGCGCTGCCTTCAAGAAGGATGCCTCGGGGATTGCCGCTCGTGTCGTAGTCGAATCGCGGATTCCCCGCGGTCGCTGTCGCGACGAGGCCGCTCGCGTTGATGTAGGTGCCGCTGGTCGAGCGCGAGAACGTCAGCCCCCTGCTCGTCAGGTCGGCGAGCGTGCTCATCTGCGTGAAGTCGAGCGAGAGCGTGGAGCCGTCGCCGAGCATGGCCCGGCGCATCATCGAACCCATCATGGGATCACCTCCGCAGTAACGCGCAGCGCGATCGTCGCGATGTGCAGGTTTTCCGATCCAGCCGTCGGGTCGGCATACAACACGACCTCGCCCCACGACGGGCCGGCGAGCGTGGCGGTCTGCGTCGCGGTAAAGCTGGTGGTCGCGGTGCCGCCGCCAGCGCTGACAACGGAGCCGGTGACCGTGGTGGAAACGCCCGCCAGCGTCAGCTTCGCCTTCGGCGTGTAGCCGGTCCAATTGAAGTTGTTCCCGCCCACCTCGTGGACGTGGAAACTGATGTTGAGCACTTCCCCTGGCACCACGGTGATGCTCGGGATCGGAGTTGCCAGCGTCAGGTTCATCAGATGCACCTATACGGGTTGGGACGATCAAAGAACGGGAATGCGTTTCCGGCGGTGTCCATCACGACATAGACAAGGACCTTGGCCGAGAGCTGCGCGGTTGTCCAGTTGCCGCCGCTGTACTGCGAACCGACAGGTCCGAACTGATCCGTCGGCGTCGCGTTCACGGCAACGCCATCGACGCGCGTCGCGGTGTTGTGGTACTCGCGGAGGTTGATGCAGTTCGTGTAGTCAAAGGTGAGATCGGTGCCGACGGTTACGCCGGAGCCGGTGAGCGGCGGCGGGAACCACAGACGAACGGTGTAGGTCCATCGATAGGCGGCGCCAGCGATCGCGCTTGCCTCGCGCACCTCGCACAGGCCCATCGTGACAATCTGCCCTGCCCCCATCTCGCGCCGCGCCCAACGGAGCGTGTCCTTGTTGTCGATGGCCGTCGCTGCGCCCTGCGTCCATGAGTTCACCACGGCACGGTTTGCGCCGGCGATGCCCTCGTTGAAGATGGGACGGTTCCAGCTCACGGGAATGTCGGCTTGGGAGACGTGATTTCGGCCATGTTGAGAGCACCGATCATGGTGGCGAACGTCGCCGTGCTCGAGTACTTCTGAAAGAATCCGATCTTGTCTGCCTGGAGCACCACGACACCGGCTACGGTCGCGCCGGACGTGCAGAGCGGCTGTCCGGTCGGCTTCGGAATCGGCACCTGCTCGAGGTGGTACCAGGCGTCGAACAGGAACTGGTGCTGGATGCGGTACCACTCGTAGGACGGGCTGATCGTGAATCCCTGGTACACGACTGTGCCAACGTCACAGCCGAGGAAGGTTGCGTCGTTCCGCTTTCCGATGTAGCTCGCGTAGCTGCTCGTCGGCGGCTCCGGGGTCGCTTCCCGAGTGCGGTCCCAAAGCAGCTCAAGCGTCATCGTCATCTGCGGCACCTCGTAGGTCGGCGGGTTGCCGTTGAGGTCCACCTTCGTCCCGCCGATGTCAACGACGCTTCCGGGCCATGCCACCGTGCCGTTTGCCGGGAACGTCGGGGCAATACGCCACATCTGTGCAGCACGGACGCCGCTTGAGCGCGTGACCTGGACGTATTTGCCCTGGTCCCCTGCGTATGGATCGAACGTGCCGAACCTACAGGTGACCTCCCAGACGTATGGCGCCTCGCGCTGCATCGTGCTCTCGACGCTTCGGCACACGAACGCCTTGAGAAAAGAATCTGATCCGTAAATGCCTGACGGCAAACGCTCGCGGATCTTCGGCAAGCCGGAAGCCGAGAGCATCTGCTGATCGCCCGGATAGGTATCTCCGGAGCTTGCTGGCGTCCATCGGACCTGGTACTGGAGGTCGAGCGTGTGCTGCTCGCCGGGCATTACGAGCCCGTAGTTCCGCGTCTCCGGTCGCTCGATGACGGTCCAAGTTCCCATTAGAACGGCCTTCCCATCTTGCTCGCCATGTCACGAAGAATGGTGATGATGTCAGCGATGCCAGCGGCACCGGTGAGCGCCTGATCGGTCGCGAAATTCTTCAGTCCGCCCGCCGTGGCGGTGGCCTGCCCGGCGGCGGCAATGCCGGCTGAGATCGTCGGATCGGTGGCGATTCGCTGCGCCTCGGAGCGGCTTGCGGCAGATTGCGCCTGGATGGCCTGAATCACGCCCGGCGCGACGGCCTTGGCGATCGTCTGCTCGTCCTGGTACTTCTGAATCAGCGCTTGCGTCTGCGCGTTGGCTGCGTCGAGGTCCCAGGTGGTCGCCATCTTGGTCAGCTCGTCCACCCGGTCGTTCATCAGCGCCGTCGCCTGGCGGATGGCGTTGAACGCCACCTGACCGACGTTGAACGCCGCCGAGATGCCGGACGCCATTGCCGTCCGTGCGCTTGACTCGTTGAGCTTCTTCAGCTCCTGATTCGCCCGCGCCACGCCCTTGACCACGCCGGATGGGTCCACCTCGGCGCGGATGACTGCCTTCATCTCCTTAGCCACCGGACACCTCCTCGGCGAACTCCTCAATGCCGCGACGGGTCCAGGGGAAGAGCTGCTGCGGTCGCTGCCCGGTCATGGCGCACGCGATGACGCCGAGCAGGAACTCGCAGCGTTCCGCCGTGGTCATCTCCGTCCGTGCGATGCCGAGCGGCATGGTCATCCGTTGCTCCGGGCTTGAGATTCGCCACAGCCGCCGCTCGGCGGCTCCGTAGGGCGTGGACCGTTCACCGCCTCGAGCAGGGCCGCGGCGATGTCGCCGCGGATCGACGCCAGCTGGTCGTTCCGGTCCACGAACCGGCTGCCGTCGGGCATGGTGAGGTTGTCGCCCCACCAGAACTGGTCGGTGCGGCTGCGCTGGTAGTCGCCGAGCGTCGGCTCGCGCACCACCACGTCGCCGACACCGTCGATCGTGACGGTGCGGATTCGGGCGGCGATCTTGGACAGGTCAAACGGCATCAGGCTTCCTCGACCGAGACGTTCCACATGCCGGCCTGGGTGCCGTCATCCGAGCGGCTGGCGCTGACGATGTGGCCGGTGATCGCGTAGGCGATCGATCCCTGGTCGGTGAAGGTCACGACCACGGATCGGTTCACGGCGTCGGCCAGCGTGGTCGGGTACAGGTGCGTCCGGAGCGCGTTGTCGGTGCTGCCGTCCTGCGCCATCATGTCGAACGTGACGGTGCGCCGAACGCGACCGGGCGCCCGCTTCTCTCGAAAATCGGACAGCTGCGTCACGTCGATGCTGCTGCGCTCAAACTGCACCGACACGTTCTTGATCGGGAACGTGCTGGCGCCGGCTGCGTTGAAGTTGAGCGTGACTGATCCGCCGTAACCTGAAATGAGTGCCATTTATGTCTCCGATGCGAGAATGGTCATGGTGATGGTTGCGATGCGCTCGGCGTCCTGCTGCCCGTCATCCGGCGTCTCCGCGGAGAACGCGACCGAAAGCTCGGACATCATCAGCTTGCATTCGCCGGGGTCCGTGATCGTGCCGGAGTCCCACAAGGCGACCACGGCATCGGCCATCTGCGTGACGGTTTCCACCGTGTCGGCAATGCACGCGACTTCCACCGAAATCGTCCAGTGATTCGTGTCTGTGACAACGCCGCGCATCTGCGCGTCGAGGTTTGCCGCGGTGAGCTCGTAAACCATGCACGGCGTCGGCGTGCCAGCGTTCCGCATCCCCACGGACACGGTGTAGACGGTCATGCTCAGGGCCTTGTAGACGGCCTTGGAGATATTCTCAAGCGGCACGGCGAAGCCCTCCCATGACGAGCGACGCTTGGCGCAGGATGGCTTCGGCGATGGCATTGCCCATAGCCGTCGCGTTGGACCGCGCCCACCTCATGCTGATGAACGAGCCGGGAATGCGGCGCTTGGCGCCCTTGTGTCGGAAGCCGGATTCCAGCAGATGCCAGATGCGCTGCCGCCCCTTGCCGCGCTTGGCGCGGTAATCGACGCCGATGCTGAAGATCAGCGACCCGTAGCCCTTCTGCGCCCGCTTCGGGCCGTCGAGACGCGTCGAGGCGGCGATCGCTCGCCGGTGCAGCCCCTTGCCCTGGTACCGGGCGCCGCGCCATGCCGTTCGGAGCTTGCCGATGTACGGCTTGGTTCCCTCGCGGATCGCCTTCTTGCGGACGCGCTCGTTGAGTTTCTGCGGAAGCTGCGAGAGCGTGCGGCGCACCTCGGCGCTGTCCACCGAGATCCGCACGATGTTGGTCGCGCCGCGTCCTGCGCTCGGGCCGAAGAGGCTCATTCGGTCACCTCCACGGCCTCGATCTCGAGGCGCCGGCGGCGCTGGTCCATGTCCCAGCACGCTCGGCAGTTGAACGTCCTAGTGGTGCCGTTGTCGTTCCAGAGCAGCCGGCTGCGGGAGGTCAACGACGGCAGCCAGCTCGCAATGATTCGCCACTCGGTGCGGACCGCCGGGCCGCCGTCATCCATGACCTCGGTCGTGTTGGACGCCTCGACGTGCGCCCACACGGTGCCGATCGTCACCCAAGCCTCGACCGCCTGGCCGAACGCATCGACCGTGCGGACGGGGTTCTGCACCGTCAGCGACAGGCGCAGCATCCCGCTCGGGACGGGAGCGGCCATCAGCCAATCCCCTTCCCCATCATGGCGCTGATCCGGTCCCAGTAGTCGCCGGGCAGCGTCACCGTGTCATCACCGCGGCTCTGGACGTGCTGCGCCACGCGCTGAAGCAGCATCATCTCGAGGAGCGGATTCAGCGTGTTGGAGCCCGCCGTCACGGTCAGGACGAGCGGGTACGTCAGGTCATCCTTGTCGAGGCTGGCGTACTGGATGCCGTTGATCGTGACCAGCGTCAGGCTGATCGTCGCCGCGTTGTCATCGACACAAGTGCACGCCGTAGCCGGCTGGCGCTCGAGCCGGATGAGCTTCTCGGTGTTTGCCGGCTCGAGGCCGACGTACTGCGTGCGGGTCACGGGATCGACGCACCAGCCAGTGCGCTCCTCGAGCTCCCGCTTCGCGGCCTCCCAGGCGATGAGGATCGCCGGATCGTCCTCGTTGTGAGGGATCCGCGCCCATGCCCGAAACTTGGGAAGGTCTAGCGCCATCTTTCCTCCGCAGCGGGCGGGGGGGGACGAATCCCCCCCGCGCCCGCCTATGCGAGAGTCCTATCAGGCGTTGGTCACCTGGAGCTGCACGAGGCTCTTCACGCGGGTGAAGGCCGAGTTGGCGAAGGCCATGCCCTGGAAGATCACGCGGGCGCTGCTCGCCGCGGTGATCTCGTCGCGGATCATGCCGACGCCGCCCCACTCGCGCACCGAGAAGCCCTCGGAGATGTTGCCGAGGACCGCCACGACGTTCTTGCCCGTCGTGGCGGTGGCAACGTGCGCCGGGAGGTACTCGGTGACGTACACCGGGAGGCCCATCAGGGTGAACGGCGCGGCCTGGGTGTTCGTCGCGTCAGACGACGGGATGAACACCGGGACGTTGTTCACGAGGATGCCGGCGATCGTCGCGTAGACGTCCTGCGGGAGGATCCAAGCCGCCGAGCCCCAGTACGCCGCCGGGAGCTTGCTGTACCGCATCTCCGACAGCTTCGCGATGGTGACCTGCGCGATGGCGAGAGCGCGGGTGGTGCCGGCCGAGGTCGCCGTCGTGATGTTCACGTTCGCGTTGACGGTGAAGATGCCCGTCGGCGCGTTCGTGCCCGAGCCGCCGACGTAGCCCCACTCGAGGTTCTTGGCGAGCTGGCGCTGGAGCGAGTCCATCACCTCGGCCTCGACATCGAAGTTGGCCTGCCGGATCAGCTGCTGGCTGACCTGGGTGTAGGGGATGCACGGGACGGGCGAGATCGGCACCTCGACGAACGCCGGGTCGATCGACGTGCGGTTCGTCGAGGCGGTGTCGGGCTGCGTCCAGGCCGAGGTGTAGTCGGCGGTGGCGAGCGAGTTGTAGCGCAGCGCCGGGTAGCCCTGGACGCCGGTGCGGAGGTCGGCGAGGTTGCGGACCACCGTGTTCGCGTCGAGGTACTTGAGGATGCCGTCCTCGTAGATCTTCGGGATCAGCACGCTGCTCGAGGCCGTCGAGATGATCTCGCGCTGCTCGGGGGCGCGGCCGCCCTTCAGGTAGCCGAGGAACTGCTCGCGGTACTCGGGGGACGAGCGCCACTCGATCGCCTGCTCGCGCTTCTCGGCGACCACCTTCGAGGTCGCGGCGTGGCTGGCGAACTTCTCGCGCAGCTCGGCGGCGCTGCGCTTCTGGTTGAGGTCCTTCAGCTCGTCCAGGAGCTCGCTGGCGCGGGCCTCCTGCTCGGCGGTGATCTGGTCATTCGCGAGAATGCCATTCACCTCGGTTTCAATGAACTTGCGACGCTCGATGATCTCTGCCTGCTTCATGTGAGTGCCCTCAATCGCAGACGAAGCCGGGCTAGCGCCGGCGCGTAGTTGCGTGCCTCGGCGCTCGTCTGCGGATACGCGCCGTTTTCAACGATGGAAATCTCGCGGAGGTCCACCTCCGAGAGGGTCCGCTCGCTGCCCTTCCAGGCGTCGGAGCGGACGTAGAAGCCGAATGACATCTCGGTCAGCACTCCGGCCTCGACCAGGGCGCGAACGTCACGCGCACGCTGGGTGTCCGGGAGATCGACCTCGAACGCGAGTCCCTTGGTGTCGCTGCCGAGCTTCAGCAGCCCGCTGCGGGTGTTGGCGAGCAGCTCGCGGCGATCGTGCCCGACGAGCATCGACACGTTTCCCGACAGGCTCGAATCAAAGGCGCCGCGTGCGACCCGCTCGACAAACGGCTTGCCGTTGTTGACGCCGCGCACGGTCAGCGGATGGCTTGGCGCGTCGTAGACCGCCGCATAGCCGGCAAGCTTGTTGCCGGAACGCTCGAAGGTCGCCGTGCGGATCTCAAGCATTGTCGCCCTCCGCGTCTGGGTTGCCGTCAACGACCGCGCCGGACGCGCCGCCGGGCATCGACACGGTCGGCGTGTCGAGGCCGTCGATCGGCGGAAGGCCGAGATAGTGCCGGGCGTCGTTCGGCGACATGATTCCGGCGAGCACCAGCTTCGAGAACGCCATGCCCTGGTCGCGGAGGTTGCCGCGGGTGATCGGGGTCGTGTCGATGTGCACGCGCTCGCCGGGGGCGCAGAGCTTGCGCTGGAGCTCGCTCTCCCACGCGGACGCCCACGCGGCGATCGCGCCGTCGGCGTATGCGCGGGCCGTCTCTGCCTGGCTCGAGAGTGCGCCGCCGCCCTGCTGAAACAGCATTTCGGGCGGCACGCCGAATGCGCGGGCGATCTCCTGCACCGAGAAGCGGCGCGAGTCGAGCATCGAGCTGCTCGTCTCCTGGCTGATCTTCTCCGCCTTCATGCCCTCGCGCAGGATCAGCGGGCGGCTCGCGCCGTCCGCGGTCGCGTGCATGGTCATCCAGGCGTCGCGGATCGCCTGCACCGTCTGGTCGCTCATGGCGCCCGGATGGCTGATCGCGATCTTGCCCATGCTGCCCGTCTTGACGAGCGCAGCGTGCGCCCCGTCCTCGTCGGCAGCGAGCTGCATGGCGTGC